TGTCTCTCTTGTCAACACACGTGAGTGTAACAGGAAACTTGATTGTTGAGGTTGAAGTGAACTCAGCCGATAGGATGCTCACATTGAAGATAGGGAATATATTGCCCTTCTCCCAATCAAAATCCTCCGGAAGCCTTGATAGTATAGTAGTGATGTAATGGTCAGCCTCAGCCGTTTCCTTGATATGTCTTAGTAGTTGCGTATATGCGTTCATTATAGTTGTGTTGTATTACTTCCCTTCCTTAATATTGCCTCCATTTTCTGCTTATCTAACTTATGAGCTAGGAATGTGTGAAACTCCATTACTCCAATCTCAGTTACTTTGTTAATCTTGAGTATATCTCCATCTGCCAACATATCAAGAGTTGCGTACCAACCCCATTTCTCAAAATAACCTATTGAGTTTTTTTCAGTTCCTCCATTACTAGAGTAGATTTCAGGATATGATTCTTTAATTCCCTCGATAAATCGCAAAAAAAAACCAACATACCCAATACAATATTCATAGGAGCTTGCTTCATTACCTCAGCTCTATCCTTCGTGCCATTGTATGGCTCAATCTCATAGCTTCCAAATGCCATATCCTTTGTAATAGGTCTGAACAACACAGCCATTGTCTTGTGAAGTGTCTCCATACTATTGCCGTACGTGCTCAAATCGATATACTCCCCTGTTGTAATCTCATCCAAGTTAGGGACGAAACCATACTCAACCTGATTCAATACAAATCTATTCTCAAAAGGAACTTCAGTATCTAGAGCTTCTGTTATCTGTGCGTGGATTCCATCAAAATCACTCATTGAAATGTTATCCAAGTCTCTGAATTTAATCTCTGTGAATATAGATATGTATCTCTTGATAAATGCTAACTCATCAAGACTTTCTCTCTTCGCATTAAGCACATCCAACTTCTGAGCTTGCTCCAATGTTATGTCTGCAATGTTCTCAGGAAGCTGTATCTTTAATGTGTCTCTCATACTATTAAAACGTATTTTTTAAGATTATGTTACTTTACCTCAAATGTTAAAGTTTTGTTAAAATTATTAAAAGATAGTTGGAGAAGTCAAAAACATTCGTATCTTTGTTCAAAACTAAAACCAAATATTATGAAATTCAGAGGATTAATAGGAAAACTACTAAACAGAACGGAGAACGGATTTGAATACAATACATCTCTAATATTCGGAACTGAGGACAACTTTGGAACTTACTCGGTTATGTCATTTAAAAATGAAGAGCGCAAGGAAGTGAGGTTAGCAAACGGAAAGACTTACAACTACAGCTACATACAAATTGTAGATAACAAACTAAATGTATCTAGATACAGATTTGATGCAGATGCTGAGAAGGTTGTTAAGATAGTTAACAAGGACATAAAAGAAAAAGGCTTACAATTCCAAGAGCAAGAAAAATAACAAACAGGGGAGTAGTTAGCTCCCCTTTACTTTTACCTAATCTCAATCTTTCCTCTGCTTCCTAGAGCATACAATGCTACGTATCTGAGTGCATCCAAGCTATGATTGAACATATCACAAAATAGATTTGCGCCCTTATTCGTGTAGACGTAGTTATTAAGCTCATTGGCTAGGTTGCTACTCTCAGGGTCAACAATCAATTTGTAGTCTTGTAGTAAAGCAACACCGGCTTCAATACTCCCTGCTCCCTTCTTTGCTCCCACTACATTGCAACCCATCCTTCTTATCTCATTGATGATTCCTGCTGATGCTGAGTCTCCTATGATGAGGTTTCTCCCTGCCACATTCATATTGATTTTGGCAATCTCTGAGTTGGTCAATCCGCTCATAAACAACTCCTCCTTCACGTAGATAACCTTCCTCTTCTTGTCTATTGCTACACCTACTAATGTTGTTGGGTCTCTGAATCCGTAATCTTGTCCGTAGATAACCTGAAGACCATCAGGATTGAACTGACCGAACTCCCAATTCGTATAAACAATACCCTCTGCCTTAGATAACCAACCACCCATAATAACGTGATTATACTTCTCAGGATTGTCCTGCTTCATATCCTCAAAGTATTTTAAGGTCTCCTCAGGCACGAACTCTAGGCAATCATAGTAAGAAGTATGAATGTAGCAAACATTCTCGTGTACCCCATTAAAACCCTCTGAAATGCCTTTGGCTTGAAAGTACTTCTTGTATATGAAATGCTCCTTTGTAGTTGGATTCAATATCAGCACCTTCACATTAGGCTCATCTGAATGAACTCCATTCCCTCGAATAGATAGTGAGATTTTATCGAAGATAGCCTCATCAATCATCTCCTCTGCCTCATCGAGAATGAGCATTGAGAAGTCACTCAATCCTTTCAAGGAAGCTGTTTGTTGGCCACTTCCAACCTTTAAGCCCTTGAATACTATCTTCCCTTTATTGACTTTTGATTCAATCCTATTCTGTTGCATATCAAATGAGCCTTGAAGCTGCATCATCTCAATCCTGTCTTCAACTTCAGCATATACTGAATCCTTTAAGGAAGCATTCGTGAATCGTGAATACATTATCCTATGCCCTTTTTGAAGCACTGCAGTGAGAGCACTCAATGATGTTGCGAATGTCTTCTGTGAGAAACGCCCTCCTGTTATGATGTATGTATCAACTCCATCAGGTCTGTTGAACAGGGGAGCATACTTATCTGAAATGTTTACATTCATACTTCTTCGTGGTCAATGTCTGTTGCTGATGTGAAGTTGATTGTTGGGATTGTAATGCTATTCCCTTCTGAAGTGATATCAACTGCCAACGTTGGTTTTCCAATCGTGTACTCTAAATAGAGTTTAGTTGCCTGTGTATCTCCTTTTAAAGCGTTCTGCTGAAGCTTCTGAAAGACTGCAATGAAATCCTTCTCTGTGGTTGCTTGTGTCACTAGAGCTCTGTATGGGCTTTTGCGCTTATCAATGCCTGTGGTCTTTGTGGAATTACCTCCGTTATTTCTTCTCTTATCCATATTCAATCTAAATCAACTATTGTATCTATTAAATAAACGTATAAAGACTTGTTATTGTTACAAATAAGAAAAGACCTCCTATTGACGTTATAAGGTGTTGTAGAACAAAAATTATTCGTACTTTTTTCTTAACAACCTAACTTCATTTATCAAAGATATTACCACATCCTTCCATACCTTGTTAAAAATGTGCTTATCCACCATTCCGTTTACATTTTCCTCTAAATTTTTTAATGTTTCTTCATTTAATTCCATAATTTTTATTTTTATTTAAGTTAATATCTTATTACTTCTAGTAGGTTGTCTCTTAACGTAAAAGTATGCTTTTTTGTTACTTCTTATTATAGTATATTATATATAATAGTAATACTAATGGTACTATAAAGAATGATGATATACTTATAAGGAAGTAGAACAGGCATAATGATACGAGTGCTAGTTGGTGCTTATTTTTCATAGTTTAGGTTTAAAGCCCTACATTTCTGCAAGGCTATTGTTTCGGTTAATTAAGTCTCTAACAAGTGCACAGGTCTCATACTCTTCTACCCATTCGAAATAGAGCCTTGCTCTGTCTAGGAGCACGTTTGGCTCATCATCATCACTGAATAGGTATTCTTCTGTGTCCTCGTATATTGCGAGTACTAATGGCGTTAATTTGTCTGTTCCTTCAGCTAGGGTGTGGGATAGTACCCTTCTGTAAAATATATCATACTCTGCTATCAGCTCTTCTTGAAATAACCCCTCCAGTAAGCAGGAAGGGTCTTCAATGTATATCTCCGGTACGTTATTCAACATCTTCGAATTGTGTTGGCTCATCTACTTCATCAGGTGTCAATGCCTTAACTATCATCTCTTGATTATGAGCTAAATTGCTGACTAAGATATGTAAATTGTCGAGCCTCGTCTCTAGTTCCGCCACCCTCTTCTTCAAGACCTGCTTGTTCAATGGCTTGCTGTTTTCTGATTTGCTTGTTTTCGTTTTCATATTGCTCTCTTTTTTTAGCGACTGCATTCTCCATTTTTATGAATGCACTCATTTGGTTATTAATAAAAAATTGTACTCTGTCTTTTGGTATCCCTTTGAATAGGTCTTCCATTACTAATGGCTTCTCCTTTA